CCTTGTACGTGTGGACTATCTATTAATGCTTCAATGCCAGTTTTAGGTCGTTCTATTATATCGTCCTCATCATCTTGCTGCATCAAAATAGCTTGATTTTCTAACATTTTTTCTAACATACTTTCTAAACGACTATTAACTGATCCCATAGGCTGCATACCGTACATATTAGATCGTTCAAGTTCCGCTGGACGGAAATTTAAACTAGCGTAAATTGGTGTCTTATCAGTAATAAAACCGCCTTTTTCCTTTTTAGGATGCAGCTTTATTGTCAATAGATCACCTACACCATTTTGTTCAATAGCATATAGGTCATTTTCTAATTTATTAGATCCAGCTTCTTTGTCGTCATCATTCCACGAAAATAGTAACTGTTTACCACACCAAACGGAGTAGTAAGGACTGATTGAATTACGATCCAACCAGTCCATTAACCCCTTTGTGCCAGTTACCATAGCTTTATTAATTGCCATAGTAGTATATATTAAAAATGATAAAACACCCCAAAGCTATATGCTACACCAGTAGTCGCTAAAGCAGTAGGAAGTGATACATAAGATTTAACCCAAGATACCGTTAAACCATTAACAGAAGGTAATTCAAACTGATAAGGATCAGCTGCACTATTTACAATGCTATTGAAACTTAACATAGGTATATTATACACTAATTGTAGATCACCTTCATATAATGTTAAAAACGACTTTTTAAGATCCGCAGTAGTAACTGGAGTAGATCCAGTTAAAGGAGTAGCAGTAATAGTGCCAGCTGTATAAATAGCAATATTAGTGATACGTGCGTTTCTTAAATTAGGCAAATCTGGAAAATAAAAACGTGTTAAGGTACTGCCACTAGGTACAGAAATCTCAACCGCTTCAAACCTTTCAATGCGTGTCATATTGTAAAATTAAAAAATTTAAAAATAGCTGGTATTGTCCGACCAGCGGCGGTAGCGTTTATACTTCGCAAAAGATTATTTTTATAACTTATTGATAATCAATCTATTTTACGCTAGTGCAATTTTGTGCAAGTATGCCGTAAAATAAAATTCCTACATAAGTATTTGAGTCTAATGTACTAGGCGCAGCTGGCAATACAATATTTGCGTTGATATTGCTAGCACCGTTTAATACAATATTTGGTTCACATACAATAAAACCGTCACTATCAAAATTAGCACTATCAATAGTGTACTGTGCTGGAGAAGTAGCAGTAGCAGCATTGAAGTTTGTATTTTGTTGTGTACGTTGAATGTCCAAATGTTGTAAAATTGACCATTTAGGTAAAACGTTTTGATTGTTTACTTGAATGTTAAAATAACCATTATACAAATTATATAACTGCGCAGCACCAGTGCTAAACGCTGTTAAATTTGGATAAGTGTAAGACTTTGCTGATCCACTTGTAGAAGCACCAGAAGTTAATACTACTTGAATACCAGCTACTATAAATAGATCTTGAAGTGCTAAACGTTGTTCACGAACAGTTGGAGTACCGTTCTGGTTATCGTTTACCAATACTGGTACGTGATATGATGCGCTTGAAGTTGTTAATAACACTTCACTACGTAAAAAGCTAGGAGTTAATACCGCGTGTGATGCGTCATATCCTAATTGTTGTATGAGCGTTTTAGCATTTTCAAATACTAATCTTGCCCCAATTTGCGAACTTGCCATTTTTTTATTATTTATTTTATTATTAAAAGTTGAAAAAAGTTAATTAACACGCTTCCATTATAGCGGAGTTTCTAATACCAGCTATGTATGTACCAGCGCTTGCAGCTTGATAACCAGCAATATTCTTTACTGGCATATTACTGTAAACATTTCCAACACCAGCCAAAACACCAGTAGATTGAACTAATCCTAATCCACCAGCTACGATCATACCAGTACCAATGTTAGCACCAGCTGCGCCTTTCAATAATTTAGGGAAATAAAGACCAACAGCGATAGGCGCTGCATTGGCGATAAATCCTTTTGTCATTGCGGACATTGAACTAGGTAACATTTTTACTGCATAGTTGCTAACAAACTTTGCTGCAACCGCACCAGCTACTTGAAAAGCAGCGTTGGCTAAAGTACCGCCCATTCCAGACATTCTTGAACGTCTGCGAGTTATACGGCGCTTACTTGTTTTTTTTCTTCTTGCCATTTTTTTTGATTTTTGATTTATTTATTGAGAAAATTTTTATTAATATTTTTAAATTTCATATCCTAATTTATCTGCTAATTCTCTGGTTTTTTCTTCAAAGCCAAACCACGCTAATAAATTTCTATTATTGGTATCTTGAATTGAAAAATCTTCAATATCCCATTTTTTACCAAATATATCAGCTGGACTACTTACACCACTTTCATACATTGCATCTTTTAATAAAGTATCAATTTCTTTTTTATATCTTTTATAAAATGCTATTGTATCATTATAATAAATTAAATCACTTATAATACCACTTTGTAAACCATTATACAATACATCTTTTATTACACTTTTTAAATTATCATAATCTTGTAATTTGTATTTTAACATTGATACTATTCTTTTTTCTAATGGAGTTTTAGCTAATTGACTTAATCTTTTAATTTCTTGATTTTTAGTTAATACGTTGCCAATTCCTAATAGTTTTCCTTTATCCGATCTATTTTCTCTATACTCATAATAAGTATTGCCGCTAGCACTTGTACGTTTACCAGCTTTTTTAGCTTTATAACGCTTATCAATAGCTATATTAGTTGTAGTTCTTTTTACAATTTTTTTAGCTACTTTCTTTTTAGATGCTGCTTTCTTTACTACTTTACGTACTACTTTTTTTGCTGCTTTCTTTTTAGGCGCTGCTTTTTTCTTAACTGCACCTACTTTTTTACCGTATATATGTGCAAATGCTTCCTTTAAAGTAACACCAGTTTTTTGTCTGTATGCAATAGCTTGCTTAAATTTTAATTTAGCTGTTTTTTGTGCCGCTGTCATTTATTTCTTTTTTAATATTAAAAATAGTGCTAATGCTATACCACCGTATAAAATCCAATTTGCAGTACTTTTTGTAACAGTTGATAACACATTACTTGCAGCTAGTACTGGTGTCGCATTATAATTTATTTCATCATTTGTAAACATTGCCCTTTGTGAATTAGCATAAAAATTATTTCCGTCTGGTTGCGTTTGTATTCCAGTAGCTAAAAAATTATTATAATATTCTTTGTCTTGTGGTAATAAAATTTGATAATCGTTTGGATAATTTAACTTATACCACAAAAAAAGTTTTTCAGCCATTACATCTCTTGCATCTGGACTAATTTTTTGAGCAGCTGCTAATACTAATCCTAATCTTTCCCTTGCTTCACTACTTGCTAATTGTGGTTTAATATTATCTATAATTTTTATAGCATCTTTTGCTGGATGTTTAAATACATTGCTGATCCAAGGTATAATAGCTGGCAATACTGTTATTGCACCTTTTACAATTAATGCAAAAGGTACAACACCAATTTGATCCTTATTTTTATATCCTATATAATCTGCCATTTTATTTTTTCTTTAAAAGTAAAAATGCAGCTAATCCCACACCAGCTAATAATAAAATAGTATTAGTATCTATACCCATTGATTTACTTTGTGGTATGTTTTGATTACCAGTTGATATAAAACCTTGATTTGGTTGCATATACTGACTACCACCGCCACCACTAGGAAATGCACTAATAATGCTAGGCGCAGCTTTTAAAATTGTATCTAACCAGCCAGTACTTTGTACAGTTGATTCAGCTGGCGCTTGTAAAGCTGGATCATAACCCAATAAAGGATTATATGCGCCTATTCCAGATAATGCTATTAATGCCATTTTGTTTATTTTTTTATCTTTATAATAATACGGTTGCTTTTTTAGATCGTATTCATCAAGTACTGGATCTAACCAGTATTCTTTTCCATTTTCTTTAATCACTACAAAAACGTGCTGCGGTGTCTTATTAAATGGATCATAACTTGCAAACCTAAAATCTAATCCAAAATCTAATTTATCATTCCTACGATACGCGTCTAAAATCCCAGCTGCTGCTAAACTGTAATTTTTACAGTCAATGCCCACCTTGTTGTTCATTATACTAGCTGGTGATCGTAGCACTTGCAAATCTTCGCTTTCAATGTTATATTTAAAATTATCTTTTAAATAGCACCATATATTGTATGCAGTATCGTCCACATTATCACCAACAAAATATTTATAGATCTTATCATATTCGCTTCTATACTTGTCGTGCATTGAAACTATACCGTCTATAATATCCCCAGTATCTTGATTTAATACTAAAGTTTTTTCTGTTCCTAAAAATGGACTTAACTTCTTTGCTAAAATTTCTTTACTTAACATTATATTGAGTAACTAAATTGTAACGGTAAAGTAATATAATCTACTTGTATAATTCCGTCAAAATCCAATTTTATTCCACCAGTACTAAATTTATTAATAACATCACTTAAGCCAGCATAAGATAATGTAATAGGTATTTTTAATAATGATGATCCAGTGTTTAATACACTAGGAGTAATACCCATTACATAACCCACGTTTGCGCCATTTAAAAACAAATTTCCACGAATATTTTGTACTTCTGCTGTTACGTCCGTTGGGTTATTGACTTGTACTATTATTTGGATTGTAGGATTTAAAAAAGATAATGTAGAAAAATCAATATTTTTAAAAAATACGCTGAATGTTTGTGATAAAACAAATTTTTTATACAAAATAAAACCAACTATTGCAGCTGGTATCAGCCATATATTTTTATTCATAGAAACTGAATGTACCCAAAAATAGCCAAAATTGGCATAAAAACAAACTATTTCTGCCTATTTTCTAAATTTAACAAAATTGTGGAAAAAAAGTTGGGGGAAATGTGCAATGTATATGAAATATAAATTATTTTTGCTTTTTGCTTGAAGCAAAAACAAAAATAATTCACATAACCCCCAAACTAACACTTATTAATTAACTTTTTTCAACCTTTAAATTAATATATATAAAAATATATTTGGTGGAACGGATAATAAAATTTTATTTTATGTCGTTATTGTTTTTAACTGACTTTAAAAACCCACAAAATGAAAACTGCAAACCTATCCAGCGTTACTGCTGTGCTACTTGAAATTAAGCGCATACAATCGCTTAAAAATTCTTTGGAAACTATCTACGGTTTCCAAAATTTCCGAAACGTAAAAATTTTATTTAGCTGCACTAACAAAATTGGTGCTGAACAAATGATCTGGCTGACAAATGAGATGTTACCTTTTCATTTGCCTAATGAAATAGCTATCATTTTAGAAGATGCTATTGAAGATTACGAAAAGGATCTGCAATCTTTAAATTTTCACCTTAAAAATTTATAGATATGAGAAAAATATTTTATTGCAATTATATTATTATGGTAGATGACAAAAACGAAATATATATAGTTGCCCTTGATATGTCATATCACGCTACATTAATTAGCGCCAAATGTCATATTGATTATATTACCAAGTAACTTTTTTAAACTTTTAAATTATAATTATGCAAAACAATGCACTTACACCAGCTTATCCTATTGCGCCAATGCAAGACAATTTTGGTCGTATGGTAGTTCCAGTTGCTGGACTATCTAAACTTGAACATTTTGCTCTTGAAATATACAAAGCGAGATTATCAAACAATATAGATGATAGCGAAATTGAATTAATCTATATTAGTATTGATAATGCTATTTTATTATTAAACAAAATTGAAGAAAAAATTAAAACTATATCAAATGAAAAAGATTCTGTACTGGATATTATTTAATAAAAATGGTCAAGCTGCGCTAATTTTATTTTTAGCTTTATACATAGCTGGATTACTTGAAAAAATCTAATGGAAAATACTGACTATAAATTCTCAATAGACGATTTACTTGTAAAACGAAAATACAACCCAGACTATACACCAAACAAAGAAAATATTGTATTTACTATCGGCGGCAAACACGTAGGATCATTACAAAATTTTTGCGTCTATTCTGGATTACCCAAAGCTGGTAAATCTACTTATATAGCTGCGCTGATAGCGTCTGCATTTAGTACGTTTGACATTTTTACTATGAAATTGCACCTACCAGTAGATCGGCGCAAAATTTGCTATTTTGATACTGAAAGTAGCGACTATGACTTTTACCGTCAAATAGGTAAAATAAAGCATTTTAGCGAACTTAATCAGCTACCAGAATACTTTAATGCGTTTCAAGTAAGGGAAGATGGCAGCGGCATTATTAGACGTATGGTTGAACGTTATTTAGAACTTAATGCGGACTGTTCTATACTTATTATAGACGGTTTACTGGATCTATTAAACGACGCTAACGATCTGCGCGAAAGTTCATTATTAACTAAATGGTTGAAAAAAATTACCAAAATTTACAATATTTTAATAGTTACTGTACTTCATCAAAGTAAATCAAATTTAACTACTACTGGACATATAGGATCAGCTAGTGATCGTTATGCCCAAAGTACACTGGATATTATTAAAGAAAAGGATAAAAGTACGTATATATTGACTAGCCGATTTATGAGATCCGACAGCGACTTTGATCCAGTTACATTAATGAATTTTAACGGTATATTCCAGCAAGTTCAAAATGAAACAGCTGCACCAGTGCAAGGTAAAAAAGCTAGTGATCTGGACGAAATGGAAAGTAGGCGCTTATGCAACCAAATAGTAACTTTACCAATGCTATATAACAATATTGTTGATGAAATAATAGAACGTACTGCACAAGGTAAAATCTACGCTAAAAATTTAGCTAAAATATGGATTAATAAAAACTATATTGTAAAGGATCAAAATAATAAATATCAAACATTATGATAACTTTTTTAAAACGTATGTATTTAATATTTATACTATTGCCAGTAGCAATAATATACGCTTGCTTAACTATGCTTTATGTAATTATCCAGCATATAATTGATATATCAATAATTAAAATCAAATGAAATACATTTTAGCTATAATAGTATGGGAAATTTTAAAAGTAATATTTTATAAACTTATAAACAGATGAACTTTGAACTATTAACAATATTCCAATACTGGTATCAAATTAGGTTTGGTGTAAATAACGGTCAGTAACAAAAAAGCCGCTACGTTTTTTAGGCGTAGCGACTTACTGACTGTAAACCCCCCAAAGGAAGTAACTTTTTTCTAATGCAAATATAAACTTTTATGACAAACAAACAAAGAATCTATTTAATTATTCAGCAAAGACGTACAGTATCTTTAAAAGATTTACAAGATATTACAAAATGGCAAACAATGGACGTTTTAAAAGCAGTAGCGCCGCTGGTGATCCAGCGTAAGGTAAAAGCTATCACAAGTGATCACGTCCGCTATTTTGTAATTAAAGACCGTCCTTTATAATGGCAAAGCCTATTTTTACAGCTATTGTATTTATGCTGGATCAGTCCGCACCCAGAAAATACCGAAATATTAGCAATGTGATGAATTTTATAAAATTTGCTGATAGTATTAAAGCAGATTATATTAATTTATATGATAAACCTACTAAAATATTCGTACAAAGAATTTATATTAAAAAAGGGACGTAAAAACGTCCCTCGCCCTTTACTATGCAAAAAACCCAAACTAGGTTAAAAATAACTGCTTTTCGGCTTTTCTACGACCTTGTAGCCCAGTACTAACTGTACCGCCAGCACTTACCCACCTATCAAATTGCTGAGCTACAACGTCCTTATATTGCCCTTCATTTAGTAATTTAAGTAAAGTACTATTTGCAAAGGCTGCTTCACCTATATTATACGTAAAACTAGCTAATGCTAATAACTGATTATCAGTTACTGGCACTTTTACCTTACTCATTACAAAACTGTATTTGTCTTGCGCTTCTAACAATAGCCAGCGTTTGGCTGTTTCCTTGTCTATAATATCAGTTTTAATTACTGGACGTTTTTGATCCCAATTATACCCAGATCCATATCCTACGCTATATTGCATATAATCCCATACTGGAACTGCAATAAATCCCTCAAATTTAGATATGACATTGAATAACTTGTCGCTAATAGCACCAAAAGGTGTATTATTTAATGCAGTAGCTATTTTTTTTCTTAACATAAATAAAATTATGGCTGTAATAACTACACCAGTAAGTAATTTTTTGTTACTGGTCATAGTATTTAATTGTCTTTTTTACTGTCTGCTGCTGCGTTACCTAGTAAAAATGTACTAATTCCAGCAACTGCTTGCGCTATTACTTGTACTTTACCAGTACCAGCTGTTGCAAAATATCCAGCAACTGCTGCTAATAATCCAAATATTGTCGTTTTACGATTTTTCATTTTTCTTTTTTTTTGATTGATAAATATTGATAATAGTATAAATTGAACTAGCGCCAGATAGTAAACCTAAAAATAAAGACGCGTAAGCGTTTATCTGGTAAATACTTAATAAGTAAGTACCTATGCTGGCAATAGATCCCCCTATACTATTATCATTATGTGTCATACTATGCAATTTCATCTTTACTCAATTCTTTTGCAATAGTTTCTAATGCTTGCGCTACTGTGACAATAGTTTCAACATTTTCAAATACACCACGCTTTACAGCTTGATCTACTACTTGTTTAATTAATTCAAGGGCTTTTTGCTTTTCCATTTGTTTATATTTAAAGGTTAAAAAAAGTTATATTGTTGCTTGTTCAATTTCAGCTGGTGTCATTGGTGGCACGTATTCACCAGTTATGGTTAAACCTAATGTAGTTGCAATCCACTGCCAAGCGTAAGCGTTTGCGTCAGTTGCACTATTATAGGTAATATAATCAGTACCAGTCATAGTAATTTTGCCATTTACTAACGGTACTATATTTACATCAATTTCTTGATATAGTTGAAAATAAAATTCAGTTTCATTTGTAAGATTATCACTATTTACTTGCGAAAATATTACAGTTGCTGGTTTTGACATACCGTCAATCCATACTGGCTGCGGAGTTATTGTTTTCATATTATTGTAATTGATAAGATTTTACGTTTCCGTCTTGTTGTATTAATACAGTTGCACCCACTGCTATTGTAATACTTGATACTGAACTACCAGCATTATTTATAATGTTTGTACCGCTATAAGCATTTAAAGTTATAATACCAGTACCAGCGTTTTTTATCCAAATCATTTGGTTTGTTCCACTAGGGTTAAATAATGTCCAAGTAGCGATACCAGTACCAGTATAAATCCAAGTAGTTTGCGCAGTTGTTAATGTTAATGTATTTGTACTGTTTGCAGTTGCGTTAGGACTAAATCCAGTAGTATATAATGTACCGCCACTATTTAAACTAAATAATGAATTGTCAGTAGATCCATTAAAATTACCTCTACTTGTTGTATTTATTATACCAGATACGCTTAAAGTACCAGATAAAACCATTCCAGTTGTAGTAAATCTTGCTCTTTGTGCATCTGTTACAAAATCATATATTTCTAATTGATTTTGTCCACTATTAGCAGTAATATCCGTACCAACAGCCCATTTAAAATCAGAATTTTTCTTAAAATAAACAGCTGCTCCTAAAGTTGCTCCAGCACTTGTATTAACAATATTTAATGTTGTTTGAGAAGCATTTGACGTAATTATACTATTGTTATTAGCTGTTAACGCACCACTAAACGTAGCACTAGTAGCTGCAATAGAACTAGAGAATGTAGCAGCGCCAGTAGAGGCTAATGTTAAAGCACTTACATTAGTACCTGATGAATCAATAGGTTGAAATACTAATTTACCATTTCTGCCAGTTGCCGACTCTCTTACCATTGATATACCACCAGTACCATTATAAGTACCGTCTTGCCACCTCATTACAAGATCAATACTTTGATTTAATGTTGCAGTACCAGTATTAACTAATCTTAAATAAGCATTATTATCTATAATACCAGTTGTATTAGCAAATGTTATGTTAGTTGTAACTGCATTTGTTATAGCTGAACCATTATCTTGAATATTACTATTAGTTAAACTTGTAGTACCATTAAATTTGGGTACATATCCACTTGTACCAGTACCAGTTATAGGGTTAGTTAAAGCAGATTGCTTATTGTTAAATGTAGTCCAATCAGTACTGGATAAATATCCATTTGTAGATCCACTTGATTGTGTTATACTAAATGCACCAGTACCACTATTATAGCTTAATGGTGGACTTGCACTAAAAGCAGATAAACTAGCTTTTCCGTTAAATGTATTCCAATCCGTACTGCTTAAATATCCACTTGTGCTAGTTGTAGCTTGTGTAATACTTATAGCACCAGTACCAGTATTAAAGTTTATTGGAGTTGTACCAGATAAACTTGATAATGTAATATATCCACTTGGGTTACTTGCTAAATAGTATGTACTATTATCGTATGAAATTGTAGTACCAGTAGCTTTTACAAAGCCAGTACCATTAATTTGTGTTTGCTTGCTATTAAATGTAGTCCAATCAGTACTGGATAAATATCCATTAACTGTTGCACTAGATTGTTGTATTTGTATTGTAGTTCCAGATCCTATCACAGCACCAGTACCGCCGCTAATAGTTAATACACTACTTACTGCTTCTGTTAAATTACCAGTAGTAATAGTAGCTTGCTTATTATTAAATGTATTCCAATCAGTACTGGTTAAATATCCATTTTGTCCGCTGTTTGCTACTTGAATAGTAAAAGCACCAGTACCACTATTATATGCTAATGGTGTCGTAGCACTAAAACTACCTAATCCAGCTTTACTGTTAAATGTCGTCCAATCTGTACTGGATAAATAACCGTTTGAAGATCCGCTGGACTGTAATATTGTAAAAGCACCAGTACCGCTATTATAACTTAACGGTGTTGTAGCTGATAATGAAGTTAAACTAATATATGCTGTACTATCTACTGTACCATTTGCTTTTAAAAATTGTCCAGACGTACCCCCAGTAATAGCCAAAGATAAAGCTGTTACAGATCCTATAAATGTAGCAGCATTTGCAGCTGTTACAGATAATAAGTTAGTAGCAGTTGTATTATTATAAATGTGAAATAAGTTAGTTCCACCACTATACAAATTACCAATGCGCCATTTTCCTATGCTTGCATTTTGAAACGCTATTGTACTATTATTAGTACTGGTTGCGTTTACTTGCATAAATACGTTATCTGTTGCGCTATGTATATCCAATGGCGCAGTAGGTGTGCCAGTTTGCCCAATACCTAAATAGTTACTAGTTATATCCCAATTAAAATTTGTGTCTTGTCCTAAATTACCAGATCCGTCAGTAAACAATACCCCACCTACTTGCGTAAGTCCGCTAACTTGCGCAGCGTTAGTATTTAAACCGCCAGCTGAAATTGTTATACCAGTATTAGTAGTATTACCATTTGTGGTAACCACTTGTAAAGTACCAGTAGATCCAATACCGCTGTTTGCTATTAATATCCACGCTGTACCGCTATCCTCAAATATCTGGCTTGTATCTGTACTAATAAATAACCTACCAGCAAAACCATACGTAGGACGATTTGCGAATACGTCTGTATATATTGCTGGGCTGCTTTTTTGATTTAGTACACTATTATTAATCGGCATTTTTATACATTTATGTAACGTTTCCTAATAACCACGCAGTTGTTTCCACTACTTGCACCAGTACCAAAGTTTACAAAAAATCTTTGGCTGCTTACTTCACCCATAGATCCTAAAATATCATAGGATTGTCCTTGCTGCAATGGCACACTTTCAATTAATACAGTATTAATACCCAAATTTAAAAATGTAATTGCATTAAATTCTGTACCGCCAACATATTGACTAGAATCTACTGTATAAAAATCAGTTTCGTATTTTAATACGTTAATATCTACTTTATTCATATTATATAGTATTTGGCATTTTACCTAATGTACGATATCCATTTAAAACAAATTTAGCTGTATAATTAGCATCTACGCTATTTACGCTAGTTGTCATTGGTGATCCGAATAAAGGATCAAATGGAGTTGATGGCGCTTGTATTGGTGGCATTACTGGTGATTTAACTACTTGATCAGTATTTGTTTTTTTTCTTAAAAAAAAGTACCATAAAGCATAAGCACCTAAAACCAAAATAAGTGTATTATTTTTTTTCATATTATAAAGTTTGAACATCATTAATAAATACTGATCCAGCTTGTCCATTTCCAAAGCTATCACCAATTACTACATTATACATTGCTGATCCTTTTTGTCCAGTACACGTCATTCCTAATCCAGCTTGATCGTAAGTATAAATTACGTTCATCATATCGTCATAAACTACTGTACCCACATTTGAATAGACTTGATAAGTACCAGTTGGCGCGTTTCCTTGACCTACTAATACTGATCCTCTTAATGTACCTTTCTTTTTAAAGGACGAAAAAAGTAGTATTCCACCAATTACTAATCCAATATTTAATAAAATATTTTTTTTCATATTAAAATCTAAATTTAATGCCTTTACGAGCATAGTTATCGTTAATTGTTGCAATAGCGCTTTTACTTAAATTACCTATTATAAATTGTGGTAAATTTTGTAAACCGCCAGTATTAATGCCAAAAAAACTTTCTTGTCTTAATCCAAAAACTTGTATTAATGTAGCAATATCTGCATCATTCTGCGCGCGTGCTACTTGATATCCAGCGTCCGACTTATTATCTGCAATACCGCTAAATTTTAGATCATTATATATATTATCTGCTATTAATTGCCATTCCCCTTTTGACTTTGTAGGTGATTGTTTCGCCAAAGATTGATTTACGTAGTCGCTAATATTTTGTTGTTGTGATTGTTCTTGCATAAGTTCAGCGCTGCTTTTTACTATTCCAAGTTTAACCAGTAAAGGTTTTAAAACTAGAATATAAGCACCGCCAGCTACTGCTACGTAAGTAATTATTCTTTGTGTGTCTTTATCTATTGCCATTATCAAAGGTTGAAAAAAGTTATAACATTATTAATAAGGACTGTAATTTAGCGTTAGACATCTGGTCTAATTTCTTTAAGTGATCTACCGTTACCCCTTTGTCCATTAAATTAGATAATAGTACTAAAGCCTCGTTTGCGTTAGCTTCATTTATACCAGCTATACCAGTAGGTTGATTATCTAATTTAAACATCTTACTTAATCCAGCAATAATTAATCCTTGTACGTGTGGACTATCTATTAATGCTTCAATGCCAGTTTTAGGTCGTTCTATTATATCGTCCTCATCATCTTGCTGCATCAAAATAGCTTGATTTTCTAACATTTTTTCTAACATACTTTCTA